AGGGGTGAAACAATGCGAGTTTCCCACAGCCGGGTTGAAGTCTTTGATAGATGCCCATACAAATACCGCTTGCGATATGTGGAAGGGATAGACACGATCCCGAACACGGACGCAGACAACGCCCTGATCCTTGGCACAGCCCTTCACACCGGCATTGAAGAAGGGGTTGAACAGGCCCTTGACTTCTACAAGAACAGCTTCCCGGTTCTGACGGATGATCACATTCATGAAATGATGAAGCTGGAAGCCATGATCCCCAAGGCAAAGGCCATGTTACCACCGGGCGGAACCTTTGAACTTCCAATCGGGAACGCTGATTTTATCGGCTTCATGGATTATCTGGTTCCCGTGGGGAAGGGCCTGAAGCTGGATGGCCTGATCACCGATGGGGATATAACCGAGTTTGAAGCATTTGATCTGTATGATTTCAAATATTCCAACAATGCCAAGAACTACGCCGCTTCCGGTCAGCTTCATGAATATAGGTATTGGTATGAACTGACCCATCCCGGCCACCGGATTAGGAATATGTATTTCCTGATTGTTCCCAAGCCCAAGATCAGGCAGAAAAGCACCGAAACCCTTTCCCAATTTCGTGACCGCTTGCAAGCGGCCTTGAAAGATGCTGAACCAACGCTGATGCCGGTTCGGTACAACCCCATGAAGATTGTGGACTTCCTGACCGATGTGAAGCACATGGTTGAAGCCACAGACTTTCCAAAGAACCCAAACCATTTTTGCGGATGGTGTGAGTATGAAGAATATTGTCAGAAAGGATGGGATTATATGTTACTTCCCAAGAATGAACGCCGTGACCTGAACGCCACCAAGAAGAAGGTTGTGTGGCTTTACGGCGCACCCTTCAGCGGCAAAACCTTCTTTGCCAATCAGTTCCCCGATCCCTTGATGTTGAACACGGATGGCAACATCAAGTTTGTGGATGCCCCCTATATCGCCATTCGTGACACCGTTACGGTGGAAGGCCGTATCACCAAGCGCAAGCTGGCCTATGAAGTGTTCATGGATGCCGTGGCCGAACTGGAAAAGAAACAGAACGATTTCCGAACCATCGTGGTTGACCTTCTGGAAGATGTTTATGAATCGTGTCGGGTTTATATCTGTGACCGTCAGGGCTGGAAGCATGAATCTGATGATTCCTTCCGTGCGTGGGATATGGTCAGAAGCGAGTTCCTGAACACCCTGAAACGGCTGGTAAATCTGGACTATGAAAACATCATCCTGATCAGCCATGAGGACAGAAGCCGTGACCTGACCCGCAAGGGCGGCGATAAGATCAGTTCCATCAAGCCGAACCTTCAGGATAAGGTGGCAAACAAGGTGGCCGGTATGGTTGATCTGGTGGCCCGTATCGTGGCCGATGATAACGAAAGGGTTCTGTCCTTCAAGACTTCTGAAGTGATCTTCGGTGGTGGCCGTTTGACTGTCCATAATAAGGAAATCCCGCTGACCTATGACGCTTTCTGTGAAGTCTACGAGGAAGCCAACCAGAAGGCCGCAGGAGCCGTGAAGCGTGGCGGCAATACCCCGGCTACCCCAGCACCCGAAACCACCGACACGGCCACCACAGCGCCCAGCAGAAGGGGCAGAAAGGTCAAGGCTGAAACCCCGCCCCCTGAACCTGTTGATGAAGGCGATAAAGAAGCAGAAGCCATTACTGCCCGCTTGGAAGGAACTTGGACACCGGGCGGCGGTGAAAAGGATGATTCTGTTCCCGTTACTGAACCGGCTACCGGTGACACCCCGCCTTGGAACGATCTTCCCAAATGCCCGGACGGTGAACGCATTTTCAGACAGCACGATCAGAACCCGGAAATCCCCCTTTGTCCGTCCATTGACGCTGGCCACCGTTGCCACAAGGAAGGCGGCCCCGATGGTTGCCCCCTGTGGGATCGCCCCAAGGCACAGGCAGAGGAACCCGCACCCAAGACGGATGCTAACCCGCCCCGCCGTACCCGGAAGAAGCGTGAAGAATAATGGCTGATGTGCTGATGATTGCCGGGAAGCCTGAAACCATTTTCAAGGCCCGTGATTTTGAATATCTGGTTGAAAAGCACATGGGCTATGAAGCGGCCAAGTATTTCCGGGAATACGCTGAAAAGGCTGATGAAGAAGTCAGATCGGCCAAGGCCGGTGAGAACACAGACCTTGCTTCCTATGAAGCTGACCTTGAAAGCAATCACAGAGCCTTTCAGGACATTCAGACGGAAGCCGCAGTTATCACGGGTGTTCTTCAAGAAAAACGGATAAACCGTGAGAAGATCGCCCATGCAGTCAGGGAAATTGGAAAGATAATTTCCAACCAAATATAAGGAGGACCCCAAAATGAAAAACGATGCCCTGAACCATTTCAAAGAGGAAATGAACAAGCGTGGCCTGTTCCGCAAGATTCAGGTGTGCGCCAACCTGATCCCCCCCCCGCCCGGTGCTGATGGTGAAGCCCTGATCGAACTTCATCGTTCCGCCGCCAAGATCGCCATTCGGAATTACGCTGAACATCATGAAGATTTTTGTGATGTGATGGCGGATGCGGCCCTTGATCATCTGCTGAACACCGTTCTTCCTGATGATCTGTTCATTCCTGATGGTGGTTTTTCCCCTACGAAAGAAGAAGTTGACAACATGAACAGGGCCAAGGAAACGGCTGACAAAGCGGCCAAGGTGCTTGATACCCTGTTTGGTGGGTTGGCTGATCTTCTGAAAACCATTTAATAAATACATTTTTTGGAGGTAAAAAACTATGGCTATTGATTTTGACAAGATTGATCGTTCTGTTGATCTGAAGGGCCTTCAGGCTGATGTGGAGGATGCCAAGAAGAACGGCGGCGGTGATTTCCCCACCATCCCCGCTGGCAAGTATGAAGTGAAGCTGGAAAGCATGGAGATCAAAGGCACCAAGGCCGATCCCAACCGCCCCATGCTGGCCGTGTCCTTCAAAATCCTGTCCGGTGAGTTCAAGAACCAGCGCCTTTTCATGAACCGTGTCCTTTACGGCACCAAGAATGACAAGAACATGATCGCTTCCGCTATGGGCTTCCTTGAAAAGCTGGATTCCGGTGTTCCTGTCAGCTTCACCAGCTACAAGCAGTTTTCCCAGCTTGTTCTTGATGTGGCGGAAGCTATTGATGGAACTTTGGAATATGCGGTGGACTACGATGATTCCCGCTTCAATTCCATCACCGTTGAAGAAGTTTTCGAGGTTGAAAACTGACCCAAAATTTTTTACAATGGAAGTGTCTTTTAGGACACGAACCATTTTTTGAAAGTTCACTTTCAAGCCGGGGCGAAAGCCCCGGAATGGCCCCAAGTGAAAGCCTTCCCGTGGCGGGGCTGATAAGGCGGAAACGCTGACCGATTTCACAAAAGCTGAAAGGATGTGAGTTGATGATCTTCTATGATTTTGAGGTTTTCCGATATGACTGGCTGGTTGTCCTGATCGACCTGAACGCCCGAAAAGAAACCGTGATTATCAACGATCCCGACAAGCTGAAACGCTTCTATGAGGAACACAAGGGTGTGATTTGGGCCGGTTACAATTCCCGGAACTATGATCAGTACATTCTGAAGGCCATTCTGTGTGGGTTTGATCCAAAGCCTGTGAATGATTGGATCATTGCAGAGGCTAAACCCGGTTACAGATATTCAAGCCTGTTCAGGGAATACCCGCTGATCAATTATGATGTGATGCCGAACCCGCCAATCAGCCTGAAGGCGCTGGAAGCGTTCATGGGCCATTCCATAAAAGAAACTTCTGTTCCCTTCGACATTGACCGGCCTTTGACTGAAGCAGAGTTGGCCGAAACGGTCAAATATTGCCGCCATGATGTGGAACAGACAGTAGAAGTGTGGCTACGGCGGAAGGAAGATGAATTTGATGCCCAAATGTCACTTGTGAAGGCGTTCCACCTTCCCATTTCTGACATTGGCCGCACCAAAGCACAGCTTTCCGCCAAAATCCTTGGGGCCGTTCAAAGGGAACACAATGATGAATTTGAAATTGAGTTCCCGCCCAGCTTGCGGATCGAAAAATACACGGAAGTTTTGAATTGGTACAAGAACCCCTTGAACCGTGATTATTCCAAAACCCTTGAACTGGATGTGGCCGGGGTTCCCCATGTGTTCGCTTGGGGTGGCCTTCACGGGGCTATTCCCAAATATCACGGGGAAGGTTGGTTTGTCAATGTGGATGTGGCTTCCTATTACCCGTCTTTGATGCTGGTTTATAAGTGGCTTTCCCGTAATGTTCACGATCCTTCCAAGTATGCGGAAATCTACCACACCCGCCTGAAGCTAAAGGCGGAGAAGAACCCCATGCAACAGCCTTACAAGATTGTTCTAAACAGCACCTATGGCGCTATGAAGGATAAGCACAATGCCATGTATGATCCCCGGCAAGCCAACAATGTTTGTGTGGGCGGTCAGCTTCTTCTTCTGGATTTGATTGAACGGCTGGAAGATCATTGTGAAATCATCCAGAGCAACACGGATGGTATTTTGGTCAAACTTCGCCGGTATGAAGATTTTGAAATGCTGGACGATCTGTGTTGGGAGTGGGAGCAAAGAACCGGGATGCGCCTTGAATTTGATGAATTTCAAAAGGTGTATCAGAAGGATGTGAACAATTACATCATTATTCCTTCCGGGCCGCTTCGTGATGAAAAAGGGAAACCCCGCTGGAAGTGCAAGGGTGCCTATGTCAAAAAGCTGTCTGATCTGGATTATGACCTTCCCATTGTCAACCGGGCCATTGTGAACTATTTCCTTCATGGGATCAGCCCGGAAACAACCATCATGGAATGTTCCAATCTTCGAGATTTTCAGAAGGTTGTGAAGGTGTCCAGCAAGTACAAATATGCCCTTTATTCCCCGGTGGTTACGGAAGCTAAGATCAGGGATGAAAAAGGCCGTTCCAAGAAAATCACCCGCTTCAGCGGCGGTGAGGTTCAGACGGATAAAACCTTCCGGGTGTTCGCTTCCAAGGATCAGAGCAAGGGCGGAATCTTCAAGGTTTCCGGGAAAATCGTCAAGGGCCGGGAAAAGAACCCTGAAAAGTTCGGCAACACCCCGGATCATTGTTTCTTCATCAATGATGATGTGACCAACCTTCCTATCCCGGATGAACTGGACAAGCAATATTACATTGATGTTGCTTGGGATCGGTTGAAAGATTTCGGGGTGGAACGATGAACAATAAAACCTTTCGGGGGGGGGAGCGTTGAAGCATGGAACTGTTTAGGGGCTATGTGCCTACCAGAAATAAACAATGCCTTGAAAAGTTCAAAGGCGTTGAAAAACTGAAAACCCGTTCAGAAGTCCAAGACCTTGATGAATACGCCGGTATTCTTGGGGAAGAAACCATCCTGATTGATGTGGATGATGCGGAAACATCTGAACTTCTGTTCAGAATGGTTCAGGATTTAGAACTGAAGTGCAGAGTGTACGCCACCACACGGGGAAAACACTTCTTGTTCAAGAACTGTGGTGTTAAAAAAAGCTGGACGAAATGCACCTTGGCCGTGGGTATCACCACGGATGGAAAGGTTGGAGCCAATAACAGCTATGAAATCTTGAAGTCCGGTGGCGTGGAACGGCCCATTCTGTATGACTTCCCTGAAGGGGAGATTCAGGAACTTCCCAAGTGGCTGACCCCGGTGAAAAGCAACTATGATTTCCCGAACCTTGGTGAAGGTGATGGGCGGAACCAAACCCTGTTCAACTACATTCTGACCCTTCAGAGTGACGATTTTACCAAGGAAGAAGCCCGTGAATGTATCAGGCTGATTAACCGTTATGTGCTGAAGAAGCCCCTTTCCGACAAGGAACTTGATGTGATCCTTCGGGATGATGCCTTCAAGAAAACATCCTTCTTCCGGGATAAAACCTTCCTGTTTGATAAGTTCGCCACCTACCTAAAGAACAACAACCATATTGTGAAGATCAATAACCAGCTTCACATTTACAAAGATGGTATCTATGTTTCCGGTGCCGGTGAGATTGAAGGGGCCATGATCAAGCTGATCAGCAACCTGAAACGGGCGTGGCGTTCGGAAGTCCTGTCCTATCTGGAAATCATGATTGAGGAAAACACCAAGGCCACCAACCCGAATATCATTGCTTTCAGCAACGGCCTTTACAATATCCGGGATGGTTCCTTCAAAGAGTTCACCCCGGATGTGGTCATTACAAATAAAATCCCGTGGCCGTACAACCCCGCCGCCCATGATGATATGTTGGATCATACCCTGAACCGGCTGGCCTGTGATGATCCTGAAGTCCGGGCCTTGCTGGAAGAAATGGTGGGCTATTGTATGTACCGCCGCAATGAACTTGGCAAAGCCTTCATCCTGATTGGCGATAAGAGCAACGGCAAATCCACCTTTCTTCATGTGGTGAAGAACCTTCTTGGGGATCAGAACATTGCTTCCCTTGACCTGAAGGAATTGGGCGATAGGTTCAAAACCGCTGAACTGTTCGGCAAGCTGGCGAACATCGGTGATGATATTGGTGATGAATTTATTGCCAATGCTTCCGTGTTCAAGAAGCTGGTCACGGGTGATCGGGTGAATGTGGAGCGCAAAGGCCAAGATCCTTTTGAGTTCAACAATTATTCCAAGTTCCTGTTCAGCGCCAACAATATCCCCCGTATCAAGGACAAAACCGGAGCCGTTCAGCGGCGTTTGGTGATTGTTCCCTTCGATGCCAAGTTCACCCCCAATGATGCTGACTTCCGCCCGTTCATCAAGGATGAACTGTGTGAACAGGATTCTATGGAATATCTGGCCTTGCTTGGCCTTCAGGGGTTGAAGCGGGTTCTTGGGAACGCACAGTTCACTACTTCCACCAGAGTTCAGGGGCAGTTGGACGAATACGAGGAAAACAACAACCCCATCATTGGGTTTATCAAAGAAATTGGGCTGGATTCCATTGTGAATGAGCCTACCAAGACGGTTTATCGGAAGTATAAGGAATATTGCATTGCAAACAACTTCCAAGCCCTTTCCAACATCGAGTTTTCCAGACAAATCACCAAGCGTTGTGGCTTGGTGATCGTGGATAAGTGGATCAGCCGCCTTGGGAAATGCCGGGTATTTGTAGAAAGTGAGGATGCGGAATGATTCAGATTTTTGATAGTATGACGGAACTGTTGGAAAGCGTTCCCAAGGAAAACATGACCTTTGAAATGTGCAATGCGTTTGTGAAGGCGTGGGGGAAAATTCATGGATATGGCGGTGGGAAGTCTGAAGTTCATCCCTTCACCATGTATCCGAAAATCATGGTCAGCGTAAGTGGTGGAGCAGATTCCGATATTGTCCTTGATCTGGTGGAACGGATTGGCTACCCATTAAGTGAAGTTCATTATGCGTTCTTTGATACCGGCCTTGAATTTGCCGCTACAAAACGCCACTTGGAATATTTGGAACAGAAGTATGGAATTACGATTGAACGCTATCGGGCTAAAATTCCGGTTCCCCTTGGAGTTAAAAAATATGGGGTTCCCTTTTTAAGCAAAAAGATCAGCAATAATATTCAACGCCTTCAGAAGCATGGGTTTAAGTGGGAAGATAAGCCATTTGAAGAACTATATGCGGAATATCCCCGTTGTAAATCGGCCTTGCGCTGGTGGTGTAACCAATGGGGCGAAAAGTCCAAATTAAACATTTCAAACCGGAAATGGTTAAAGGAATTTATGATTGCCAATCCACCAGATTTCCCCATATCGTCGGGATGCTGTGATGGAGCTAAAAAGGGAACGGCAAAGATGGTGGAAAAAATCATCAATCCCGATCTTTCTATTCAAGGGGTACGAAAGGCAGAAGGTGGAATCAGATCAACCGCATACAAGTCATGTTTTGATGAAATTTGCGGTGAAGCGGATCAGTTTAGGCCCATCTTTTGGTTCAAAAAGGACGATAAAAAGGCGTATGAAGAAGCGTTTGGGATCGTTCATTCTGACTGTTATTGCAAATATGGACTTGATCGGACAGGTTGCGCTTGTTGCCCATTTGGAAAGTTTTTTGAAAGAGAACTTGCCGTTGCTGAACAATTTGAACCAAATCTTTATAGAGCCGCTATTCATGTGTTTGGAAAATCCTATGAATACACCCGGCAATATAGAGAATTTCAAAAGAAAATGGAAGGTGGCGCAGAATGAGTGGTTCCAAGAAGGTGTTCACCACATTAGGCAGTTCCAACCATGTTCCTGAAGAACGAGAAGCATTTGATTACTACGCCACCGATCCAAGGGCCGTGGAAATGCTTCTGGAACTGGAACAGTTTTCCCCGGTCATTTGGGAACCGGCCTGTGGTGAAGGCCACATTTCCAAGGTGCTTCAGGCCCACGGTTATGAAGTCATTTCAACCGATCTGATTTACCGGGGCTTCGGTGATCCTGAACCGCTGGATTTCCTGAAGGAAACGCTGGACGATTTTGAAGGCGATATAATCACAAACCCGCCGTATTCAATGGGGCTTGAATTTGTTCAAAGGGCGCTTGAAAGCGTCCGCCCCGGTGGAAAAGTGGCTATGTTCCTGAAGGTTCAGTTCTTGGAGGGGCAAAAACGGGGTGAGTTCTTCAAGCGTACCCCCCCCCCGAAAGGTTTATATCAGCCGTTCCCGGCTGGCCTGTTATAAAAACGGCGATATGACCGGGAAACCGGAAAGCGCCATTGCCTATGCGTGGTATGTGTGGGAAAAGGGCTTCACCGGTGATCCGGTGATCAAATGGTTCAACTGAAAGAAAGGATGATTTCAATGTTACCTAAAACCAAAACGGAACGCCATTCCGATATTTGCAAGGAAATCAATGCCTTGTACGCCATGAAAAATCATGACTATGGTGATAGCTTTCACCAGACCTTCACGGAAGAAGGAATGGCAATGCCCCGGATCAGGCTTGGGGATAAGATGGCCCGGTTCAAGAGCCTGACCAAATCCGGGGTTCAGGAAGTAAAGGATGAATCTATCCGTGATACCCTGATTGACCTTGCCAATTACGCCATTATGACCGTTCTTGAATTGGACGATCAGAAAGCGGAGGAACACGCCGATGAACGCTAACCGTTATATGCGGGATTCCTTGCGAACCGCTGACCGTTCCAACATGGATCGGCTGAAGCTGGAATGTGCCTTGGGCCTTTGCGGTGAAGCCGGTGAAGTGGCCGAACAGGTGAAGAAGCATTTCTTCCACAGCCATGAACTGGATAAGCGCCACATGATTGAAGAACTTGGTGATGTGGCTTGGTATTTGGCCGTTCTGTGTGATGCTATTGGTTCTGACCTTGATACGGTCATGGAAGAAAACTTGAAAAAGCTGGAACAGCGTTACCCTGAAGGGTTCGATCCTTACCGGTCACAGCACCGGAATGAATTGGGAGGTTGAAGAAAATGAAAATTATCAAGCCTGATGTGCAGTTCATCACCCCGATTGATGGGGCCACTATTCTGAAGCGACTGGAACAATGTGGCCGTGTCTGCTACAAGTCCGAGGACAAAATCACGGAAGGTTCCGCTGAAAAGTTCGTTGCCGGGATCATCAAGCGTGGGCATGAAGCGGTTTTGGAACATTGTTCCTTCACGGTGAAGTTCATTTGTGATCGTGGGGTTTCTCATGAGATCGTCCGCCACCGGATGGCTTCTTACTGTCAGGAATCCACCCGCTATTGCAACTACGGCAAGGGCAAGTTCGGTGAGGAAATCACGGTGATTGAACCTTGCTTCTGGCCTGAAGGTTCTGATTTGTATTGGGCATGGAAAAACGCTTGTCTGATCTCTGAACAATGCTATTTTTCTTTGTTGAAATCAGGAGCCACCCCGCAAGAAGCCCGTTCGGTTCTTCCCAACAGCCTGAAAACGGAAGTGGTCATGACGGCCAACATTCGTGAATGGCGGCATTTCCTGAAGTTGCGCTGTTCACCCGCCGCACATCCGCAGATGCGGGAAGTGGCCTTGATCCTGTTGGACAAGGTTCATTGGCTGATTCCGGTATGCTTCGATGATATTTGGAGTGAATACCATGCCGATGTTTAAGAAGTCCGGTGGTAAAATCTTCGCCGTTCAGTTCAACAAAGCTGAAGAACGGGCCTTGGATCAGGAAATCAAGAAACAGATTGTGGAAAATGATCGGGCCTTTGACATGGACAAAGAATCATCCATCCTGTGGATGCTTCACACCCAATTTGGCTTTGGCCCAAAGCGCCTGAAGCTGGCGTGGAAGCTGTTCTATGCCGAAACCTTGAAGCTACGGGAACATTACCTGATGGAACAAGCCGATGATGGGTGGTTGGCCCGTAAAAAGCTGAAGGACATTGGGTGTGACATTGAAGAATGGTACAGAGAAGAAGGAGGGAAAACCGATGCCTAAACCTTGGGAAAATGCTGAAGGGTATCACGATCCGACAGCCTACCACGGCACAAAGAATATCATCCGTGACGAGGATGAACAGCAGAAGCGGGTGAACACCCTGATCTTCGTCCTGAAGTACATCACCCGTTTGGCGGGGTTTGAACTTCTGAACCGCATTGAAATCAAAGACCGTAAGACCGGGAGGGAATACCGATGAAAAAAGAAGTTTTGGTTCATGGGGCCATGAAATACCGCTGTGATAAATGCGGACGGTCATGGTGGATGTTCTTGGAAAAGGGCATTGAAGAATTTGGTAAGAATCACAAGCCTTCGCCATTTTGTATCATGTGCCGTTGTGGTGGAACGGCTATGGATGTTTCTGGAATTGTCAAAATCCCCGATGGTGGCTATAAACCCCTTCCCGCTGGTGAAGGATATTTCGCCAATAAAAAGGATTCTAATTGTGGGGTTCCGGTTCTTCCCGTCTTTCTTCAGTAGGGGTTGGAACAGCGGCCTTCAATATATATGGAATGATGTTGAAGGCCCTGAAACCCTTGCAATACCTTGATTTTCTGTGAAATCCTTCAACATTCAACATTCAACAGATTACTTCAATTATTTAGAAGAAAAAATATATAGTATATGAAGAATGTAATAATAGTGAAGAAGGCGCTTCTGATCTTGAATGTTGAAGGATTTTCCGAAAACCCTTGATATACCGGCGTTTGATGCCCTTCAACATTTATTCCAGAAAGGATGTGTTACATAGTGAATGATAAAGACCTTTCCCAACAGGCCAAGGAATACTTTGCCCAAATCAGGAAAACGGATCGTTTGATCAATCGGCTTGATAGCACCATTGCAACCTTGCGTTCCAGTTTGACTTCTACCGGAAGCCAACTGAAGCAGGACAAGATTCAGACTTCAGGCCCCAAGAATACCCTTGAAGAAACCATCACCAAGATCATTGATCTTGAAGCTGATATTAACCGGCGCATTGATGAACTTGTGAGCATGAAACAGGAAGCGTTTACCATGATCAACCGGATTCCTGACCTTGATCAGCAAAATATTCTGATCGGGCGATATATTCAGTTGAAAAAATGGGAAGATATTTCTGAAGAACTGAACTATTCCATGCAATGGGTTTTTGAACTCCACGGAAAGGGTTTGCTTGCTTTTGCCAAGGCAAACAGCGACTTTCTAAACAACCGAGAAAACCAGAGCACCACCGGTTTCAAACAGAGTAAAGAATCAATAGAATAGTAAATAAGAAATTGCGCCTACGGGAAACCGGGGCGCTTTTTCTATGCCTAATGAAAGGGGTGAATACCTGTGACACCAAGACAGCGAAAGTTTTGTGATGAATACCTGATCAGCGGCAATGCTACGGATGCGGCAATCAAGGCGGGGTATTCGCCCAAGACCGCAAAGCAGACGGGTTCTGAAAACCTTGCAAAACCTGACTTGAAAGCGTACATCGAAACCGAACTTGAAAAACTTCATTCGGCCAAGATCGCTGATGCTGAAGAAGTCATGAAATACCTGACTTCGGTGATGCGGGGTGAACATACTGAAGAAATCCCGATCCTGTGCGGTGACGGTTGCCAAGAGTTGACACAGAAAGAGGTTGGAGCCAAAGAAAGGCTGAAGGCCGCTGAACTGATCGGCAAGCGTTATGGTATGTTCACGGACAAGGTAGGTGTGGAAGGGGCCGTTCCGGTGATTATCACGGGGGATGATCAACTTGAAGATTAGCCCACAGGCCAAGCGGGTTCACCTTCCTGAAGTGGTTGGTAAGGGTTACGGAACCTTCTGGAACTTCAAAGGCCGTTACCGGGTGTGTAAGGGAAGCCGTGCTTCCAAGAAATCTAAGACAACGGCCCTGAACATCATCAAACGGATGATGCAATACCCGGAAGCCAATACCCTTGTGGTTCGTAAGGTGTTCAGAACCTTGAAAGATTCCTGTTTCACCGAACTGAAATGGGCAATCAACCGCCTTGGGGTTTCAGCCTATTGGGAAATCAAGGAAAGCCCCCTTGAAATGACTTACCTTCCCACCGGTCAGAAGATTTACTTCCGGGGCCTTGATGATCCCCTGAAGGTCACTTCAATTACGGTTGAAATAGGGTTTTTGTGCTGGTGCTGGATTGAAGAAGCATACGAAATCATGAATGAAGCTGATTTTGATATGCTGGATGAATCCATCCGTGGTGCTATCCCGGAAGAAACCGGCCTGTTCAAGCAAATCACGCTGACATTCAACCCGTGGAACGAAAAGCATTGGATCAGGAAACGCTTCTTCGGGGAGATCACCGGCAAGGATGCCCAAGGGAACCCCACATACAAGTTCCATGATAGTTGGATCAGCCCGGATGGGCAGATTTACGCCACAACCACCAATTACCTGTGTAATGAATGGCTGGACACGGCGGATTTGAAGGTGTTCAACACCATGAAGGAAAACAACCCCCGCCGTTACAAGGTGGCTGGCCTTGGGGGTTGGGGCATTGTGGATGGCCTGATTTTCGATAATTGGCGGGAAGAAGCCTTTGATTATCTGGCTATTTCCAAAAAGCCTGATGTGAAAAGCGCCTTCGGCCTTGACTTCGGTTATACCAACGATCCCACGGCCCTGTTCTGTGGGCTGGTGAGTGAGAAGGAAAGAACCATTTGGGTGTTTGATGAACTGTATGAAAAGGCCCTGACGAACCGGGCAATCTGTGACCGGATCACCGGCATGGGCTACGGCAAGGAACGGATTAAGGCCGATTGTGCCGAACCCAAGAGCATTGATGAATTGCGGGATGCTGGCCTTCATCGTATCAGAGCCGCCCGGAAGGGCAAGGACAGCGTGAACAACGGAATCCAGTACATTCAGGGTTACACCATCATTGTTCATCCCCGATGCGTGAACTTCATCACAGAGATTTCAAACTACACATGGGCAGAAGATAAGTTCGGGGCCAAGATCAATGTTCCCATTGATGATTTCAACCACCTTATGGACGCTATGCGTTACGGGCTGGAAGATATGTTGGTTGGCCCCGCCTTCAGCTTCGACTAATAACATGATAGTAACAAAACACACGAAAAACACACGGTTTCCGTGTGTTTGCGTTTATTAAGCAATGAAGAAAGGCGGTAAGTGAATATGTTTCTGGATAACGCTATGGAGCGTATCAACCGCCTGATCCTTCAGGGTGGGCGAAATGGCATGACTGAACTTCAGTTTTACGCCGCTGAAATCCGTGAATGGAAGAACAGCCTGAAGCGCATGGATCAGATTAAAGGCGCTGACTACTATGAAGGCCGTCATGACATTCTGAACCGGAAGCGCACAATCATTGGTGCTGATGGCAAACTTCAGGAAGTGGACAATCTTCCGAACAACCGCCTGATTGATAACCAATATGCCCTGATGGTGGATCAGAAAACCAACTACCTTGTGGGCAAGCCCTTCACGGTGAACTGTCAGAACAAAGCCTATGCGGACGCTTTGAACGATGTGTTCAATAAGCGGTTCCATCGGCTTCTGAAGTATGTTTGTGAAGATGCCTTGAATGGTGGCCTTGGCTGGTTGTTCCCGTTCTATGACAAAAAGGGCAATCTGGCCTTCAAACATTTCCCGGCCTATGAAGTTCTTCCGTTTTGGGCTGACGATGATCACACCATCCTTGATTCTGCTATCCGTCTTTACCCGCAGGAAGTGTGGGATGGATATACCAAGAAAATCATTGAACGGGTTGAACTGTTCAAGACCGATGGCCTTTACCGGTATATCTATGATGGAAGCGAACTGAAGCCTGATGTGGAAGCCGGGGAACATGAAAGCTACTTCACCATTGAGGAAGAAGGCAAGGAACCCACCGAATTGAATTGGGAACGGATTCCCCTGATTCCGTTCAAGTATAACAAACAGGAAATCCCCCTGATTCGCCGTGTGAAAACCCTTCAGGACGGAATCAACACCATGATTTCCGACTTTGAAAACAATATGCAAGAGGACGCACGGAACACCATCCTGATCCTGAAGAATTACGATGGTGAAAATCTTGGTGAGTTCCGCCGCAACCTTGCCACTTTCGGAGCCGTGAAAGTTCGTGATGATGGTGATGTTACCACCCTGACGGTGGAAGTCAATTCCGAGAACTACAAGGCCATTTTGGATGTGTTCAAGAAAGCCCTGATTGAAAATGCCCGTGGCTACGATGCCAAAGATGATCGCCTGTCCGGGAATCCCAATCAGATGAACATTCAATCCATGTATTCTGACATTGACCTTGACGCAAACGGCATGGAAACCGAGTTCCAAGCGGCCTTTGAAGAACTGTTGTGGTTCATCAACAACCACTTCAGCAACACCGGCGTTGGAGATTTCACGGATGATGTGGCGATTGTGTTCAACAGGGATATTCTGATCAATGAATCGGAATCCATTGAAAACTGTTCCAAGTCCGTTGGTATTCTGTCCAATGAAACCATTGTGGAACAGCACCCGTGGGTTACTGATGTTGAAGCAGAAATGGCCCGGTTGCAGAAGGAAAAGGAAGAAGCTATGGCACAGGCGCAGGAATACGCCGGGGCCTTCCAGACCGGCAACCCGAACCAAGGTGATAATGGTGGGGGCGAATAACCCCCGCCGTTTCACAATATATGCCGGGGCAGACATTGAGTGTGGCGGGGTGCTATTACTCCTACCCGCCAAAGGGTGAAATTCCCTTCCCCGGCCCATCATGGCCCGTTAGTCAAGTGGTTAAGACACCGCCCTTTCACGGCGGTAACGCCGGTTCGATCCCGGCACGGGCTACCAAGGCCACAAAGGAAGGAACCAAAATTCAGCAAGGCGCAAGCCCCTATGAAGAAACAGCGTGGCCTAATAAGCTGAAGTGGATGGAATAGGCAGACACGGCGGATTCAAACTCCGTTGCCGCAAGGCGTGTGGGTTCAAATCCCACCTTCAGCACCATTTTTCAGGATTGGAGGAACCGCCCATGAGAAATGCGGACTATTGGCGTGGACGGTTTTCCATCTTGGAGGACAGCGCCCACCGAGAAGCCCAGCGAACCATTCAGGACATGGAAGAACTGTATTTGGATGCCCAGCGTTCAGTTCAGAAGGAAATTGAAAGCTGGTATGCCCGTTTTGCGGTGAACAACCAAATCAGCCTGACCGATGCCCGAAAATGGCTGACCGCTGGACAGCTTGAAGAATTTCATTGGAGCGTTGAACAGTATATCAAGATCGGTGAACAGACCGGGTTGGATGCGGCATGGCTGAAGAAGCTGGAAAATGCGTCCGCCCGGTTCCACATTTCCCGCCTTGAAGCTGTTCAGACAGGTATTCAGCAACAGCTTGAATTGCTGTACGGCAATCAGGTTGATAGTCTGGATGCCCTGTTGAAGAAGGTTGTGGGCAACGGCTACACCCACACAGCCTTTGAGGTTCAGAAGGGCGTTGGCCTTGGTTGGGATATTACCGGGCTGGATCAGAAGAAACTTGAAACCTTGCTTTCAAAGCCTTGGACAACGGACGGGCGAACCTTCCGGGATCGCTGTTGGCTGAACAAGAATGATTTGGTGGGTTCGGTCAGTAAGAGCCTGACACAAGGGCTTCTTCGGGGTGATTCCCCGGCCAAGATCACCACGGCCATTCAGAAGCAGTTCGGGGTTCATCGGTATAAGGCGGGGCGATTGGTCAACACCGAAACCACCTATTTCAACGCCGTTGCCACCAAGGAATGTTACAAGGATTTGGATGTTGAAATGGTGGAAATCATTGAAACGCTGGATTCCCATACCTGTTCCATTTGTGGTGGGCTTGATGGTAAGGTGATCCCCATTTCCCAATATGAACCCGGCGTGACTGTGCCGCCCTTCCATCCAAACTGCCGTGGAACTACGGCCCCGGCCATTGATCCCAAGTATGCCGGTGAAAGAGCCGCCCGGAACGCTGATGGGGATGTGTACTATGTTCCCGCCAACATGAAATATGCTGATTGGGTTCAGACCTTCGTGAACAATGGTTCCAAGGCTGGCTTGACCGTTGCAACCGGGGCCGCTATAATTAAGGCAAAACGGGCGTTAGAAACCCTGAAGCCTGAAATGTTCCCGGAATATCTGACCGATAAGAAGGAACTGAAGAACACCAAAACCTTGATGGAGTATGTCAACGGGTGTGAAAATGCTGATCCTGATGTGGTGGCCCTTTATGCAAAGATGGGCGATATGGAGAATATCAGGGCCAATGGAATCCCCATGAAGGTTTCCCACGGGAAAAATCATGCGGTCAATTATCGCTATTACACCCGGAATGATCAGCTTGCGGAAGCTGAATTGATTATTCCAAAGTTGGCCGGTGATGATTTGACCGGGCAAGTGGTGACAACGCTTCATGAAGAAATGCACCTGATGGATATGTTCAACCGGGCAGACCCGGCCAAATATTCCGGTTGGTTCAGTTCCAGCAATGCAAAGTTGAGCGCCTTTTTTCAAAAAACCAATACTGATATTGCGGATGATATTGATGCTTTGTTTGAAGCCTTCGACAAGGAATGTGAGCGTATTGCGGCGGAAATCAACGCAGAGTTGAGAACCGCCACTTCCGCCCTGAACGATCAATATTATGCAAGGGCTATTTCCTATGCGAACTACAAAAAAGAGTTCAATAGGCTGAAACGGGAAGCAAGCGAACAGATTGATTACCAATGCCGAAATGCTATGGGTGGCGGTATCAGTTCCCTTGAAGATATTTATGATGCGCTTTCCGGTGGTTCTGCCCGTGATGCCGGTGTTGTGAGATACGGCCACGGTTCCCAATATTACCGTAATGTTGGGAAGCGTTCTGAAGAAACCCTTGCCAACTATGGAGCCTTGGCGATTGTCCGCCCTGATTTGGTGGATATGCTACGCAAGGACAAACCGGAATTGGTGGAAGCCTTGGATGAAGTTATTCAGGAAATGTTGAAGAAAGTGGGTGGTTAAGTGGATCAAGAAAAAAAGCTGATGAAGGTTCATCAACTTCTTACTGAAGTTTCTGATGTGCTGGTGGATCGCTTCTTTGATCTGGACAGCGAAAACCTTCTTGATGAAAAAATTGAAGTGCTGACCGCCCTGAAGAACGGCAAGAAGCCTGAAGAAATCCCCAAGTATTACGCCATTCTGGAAAAGTTCACACCCGATCAGCATTGGGATTGAACCTAATATTGATGATTTGACCACCCCGGCCTTCTGGCCGGTGGTGGTTTTTTCATACCATCGCCGTTTTGGATTTGTGGGCGGTAAACAGAAATCTAAATAAAATCGTGGTTCCTAACCCACGGTAAAAAAGGATTTGGAGGTTATCACTATGACAAAGGAAAATCTGCTGGAATGGGGCTTGACCGAGGAACAGGCCAATAAGGTCATGGAGGGCCTGAACGGTTCCTTCGTTACCAAAAGCCGCTTCAACGAGGTCAACACCGAACTGACCAACGCAAAGAACACGATCAAAGAGCGTGACACCCAGCTTGAAACGCTGAAGAAGTCCACAGGTGACACCAAGGCGCTTCAGGATCAGATCACCCAGCTTCAGACCGACAACGCCAATCAGAAGAAGGCCCATGAAGCCGAAATGAAGGCGTTGAAGATTGGCAACGCCGTTGATGTGGCATTGACCGGAGCCAAGGCCAAGAACAACACCGCTGTTAAGGCGCTGATGGCTGATTTTCTTGCCAAGGCTGAACTGGCCGATGATGGCACGGTGAAGGGTTTGGGTGACGAAATCAAGAAGTTGGTGGACGGTCAGGACACGGCTTTTCTGTTTGACACCAAGGCCCCTGATAAGAAGTTCAAGGGTGCCAAGCCCGGTGAAAAGAGTGATACACCCCCGGCCGGTGATGATCCTTCCAAAATGACCTATGATGAACTGTGTCAGTATTTGGAAGCCCACCCGGATGCAAAGTTGGACTAACCAACACCCCTACAAATCTTATTTTTAGAAAGGAAGTTTTGAACTATGCCTAACAACAAGTTTGATTCCAAGAGTTTCAATGCTGAAGCGTTCAAGTACATGGTGGCCCGTGTTCCCAACCTGAACATGAACGAAATCAAGAAATCCCGTGCATTGGCCGCAAACCCTGACATTCAGGAAGTGTTCAGCGGTCAGAACGGCACCGCCTACGCCCGTCTTGCCATGCGTGGCCTGATTGACGGTGATGCGGTGAACTATGACGGTTCTACCGACATTACCGCCACTTCCACCAAGACCTTTGAACAGGGTGTTGTGGTGGTTGGCCGTGCCAAGGCGTGGAAAGAGCGTGATTTTTCCTATGATGTGACCGGTGGCGTTGATTTCATGGCGAATATCAGCGAACAGGTTGCACAGTACAAGGATGAACTGGATGAAGCCACCATTCTTTCCATCCTGAAGGGCATTTTCGCCATGTCCACCGCCGATGCCAAGAACAAGGAATTTGTGGAGAAGCACACCACCACCGTTTCCGGTGCTATGACCGCCACCACCCTGAATACGGCGGCAAACAAGGCTTGCGGTGCGAACAAGAAGAAGTTCACTTTGGTTTTCTGCCATAGTGATGTTTCCACCGGCCTTGAAAACCTGAACCTGATCGAACGCCTGAAGTACACCGATAAGGATGGGATTCAGCGTGATTTGGAATTGGGTACTTGGAACGGCAAGCTGGTGATCGTCACCGATCAGATGCCCGTTTCTGAAGGCTATTTCGATGCCGATGCCAACACCACCGGCGCTTTGAAGATCGTCGCTTCTGGCACCCCCGCTGATGGTGAAATCCTTCTGTCCAAGGTCACGCCCTACTTCGGTTCCAAGACCCTTGCGGCCAATGATTATGTGGTTGCTGGTGTTCAGTACACCACCTACGCTATGGGCAACGGTGCCTTCTCTTATGAGGACATCGGCGTAAAGGTTCCCTATGAAATGGCCCGTGACCCCAAGACCAACGGCGGTGAGGATTTGCTGTATATGCGTCAGCGTAAGGTTTTCGCCCCCTTCGGCCTGTCCTATGAGAAGAAAACGCAGGCAAGCACCAGCCCCACGGCGGCTGAACTGGAAAACGGCGGCAACTGGACGCTGGTTCATTCCGGTGAAAGCACCGCAAGTCAGCGTTCCTACATCAACCACAAGTCCATTCCCATTGCCCGGATTCTTTCCCGTGGCTAAAGGCGGTGAACCCCGTTGCGTGAAAAAGTGGTTGTAATGCTAACGGCCCTTGGCGTGGCGGGGGCCGCTGATGATCCGCTGTTGGATATTGTCTTGAACAATGTTCAATGGCGGATCAAAAACCTTTCCAACCTTTCCGAAATCCCGGAGGGGTTGGAAAGTCTGGCCGTTTCTATGGCCGTGGGCGAATACCTGAACATGAAGAAGTGTTCTGGACAGCTTGAAGGGTTTGATTTGGATGCGGCGGTGAAATCCATTCAGGAAGGTGACACCAACATTACCTTTGCCCTTGGTGAAGGTAGTTCAACCCCTGAACAGAGGTTGAACAGCCTGATTGATTATCTGATCAACGGGCGCATTGGTGAAATCTACCGTTATAGGCGGTTGGTATGGTAAATAAGGCCGTGCGAACCGCCTTGGAACGGTTGTGGAAGGATCGGTGTTCTATCTTCATCCGTGAGGAAGTCACCGATCCTGTCACCCACCTGACGGATTCTGAAGAAAAGCCGCTTCTTCAGAATCAGCCGTGCAAGCTGTCTTTTGAAACATTAACTTCAACCAACGGGGATGAAGTGGCAACCGCCCAACAGGTGGTGAAGCTGTTCCTTTCCCCGGATGTGAAGGTTCCCGCAGGATGTAAGATCATTGTCACCCGGCCAAATGATGTGGAACGAACCTTCACCTATTCCCGTTCCGGTGAACCGGGTGTTTTCTCCAACCATCAAGAAATCATGCTTGAACCCTTCAGGGGGTGGGCCTGATGGCAAGATGGGGCCGGTGTGATTACCGGGAATTGAAGAAGCTGGATGAACGCCTTCAACAGCTTTCGGAAGTTGACATGGATCGGCTTTGCCGGGATGCCGCCAAGAAGGTTGCCCAAATCCTTCTGAACAAGGTGAAGAAAAGAACCCCGGTTGGCGTGGTTCCGTCCTATGCCACGGATGAAGCCAAGCAAGAATATTGGGCCGGTTACAGCGGGGGTTCCTTGCGTGATGCGTGGACGATCCTTCCCATTGAAAAACATGGGGATCAGTACACCGTGACCATCATCAACAACTTGGAATATGCGTCCTATGTGGAATACGGCCACCGGCAAACACCGGGGCGCTATGTTCCCGCCTTGGGTAAGACCCTGAAGGCAAGTTGGGTGAAGGGGCGGTTCATGCTGACGATTTCCGAACAGGAAGTGAAAACCTTGGCCCCGTCTATTCTGAATGATATGTTGTATGACGCTTTGAAGGGGGTGTTCAGTTGATCAATGAAATCATCAAAGGTGTTTCCATGAAGCTGAACGCCACCTTTGGAGCCGGGTACAAAATCTATCAGAATGATGTGGAACAGGGCTTCAAGGAACCCTGTTTTTTCATTGCTGTCCTGAAGCCTGACATTTCCCCGTTGCAGAAGAACCGATTCATGAACCGGAACCCGCTGGATGTTCACTATTTCCCAACCAGCGGGAGAAACAACGCTGAGTTGTTCACTATGGCCGGGGATTTGATGGAATGTTTGGAGTTCATCACCCTTCCCAATGGGGATGTGCTTCACGGAACTTCCATGAGTTATGAAGTGCAAGACGGGGTTCTTCACTTCTTCGTGAACTACAATTTGACACTTCGCAGAGAAACCGAGGAAACCGCAATGGAAATCTTGGAAACTACTGTGGAGCCAAAGAAAGGGTGATTGAATGGCTACCAGAAAGAAAGCCGCCACCGCACAGGAACCGACCATCACGGCCCCGGTGGTATTCCCCAAAGAACGGGTGTTGACCTTCAGGCGTTACGCTGACCGGCGTGATCTTCTGTCTGTCCTTTTGGAAGATGGGAAGGAATACACCTTCGATCAGATTGATGGGCTGATCAATGACTTTATGAAAGGTAAGGTGAAATAATATGGCCCTTGGCGGCGGCACCTTCTTGGTGCAGAACAAGGTTCTGCCCGGTGCATATATCAACATCATTTCTGTGGCGCAGGCAAGCGCCACCCTTTCTGACCGTGGCATTGTCACCATCCCCCTTGCTATGAATTGGGGGCCTGAAGGCAAGATTTTCACGGTGGAACAGGCTGACTTTATCAAGAACAGTCAGAAAATTTTCGGCTATGCGTACACGGCGGATGAACTGAAGCCTATGCGTGAAATTTTCCTTCACGCCAAAACCGTTCATTTCTTCCGCCTTGGCACCAGCGGCGTGAAGGCGGCTAACACCTACGCAACGGCCAAATACCCCGGCACCCGTGGTAATGATCTTCGTACCGTTATCACGGCGAATGAGAACACCACAGAACAGAAGCCGCTGTTCGATGTGGCAACCTTCTTGGGAACCGTTCAGGTTGATCTTCAGGAAGGTGTGGCCGCTATCACCGATCTGAAGGCCAATGCCTATGTGGATTGGAAGTCCAGCGGAACCCTTTCTTTGACCGCTTCTTTGCCCCTGACGGGCGGCACCAATGGCACCGTGGCCGATTCCGACTATCAGACCTATCTTGATCAGGCGGAAGCGTACACCTTCAACGCTATGGGTTGCACCGAGAGCAAGGCCACCATCACCGCCCTGTTTGCGGCCTTCGCAAAGCGGATGCGTGATGATGTGGGCAAGAAGTTTCAGGTGGTTCTTTTCCGCAAGCTGGCCGATTATGAAGGCGTTGTGAGCGTCAAGAACGGCCTGACTTCCGACAAGACTTCCACCGCCCTGATCCCTTGGGTTACGGGCGTGATCGGCGGAACGGCGGTCAATAAGAGCGCCACCAACATGACCTATGATGGTGAATATGATGTTGATACCGATTTCACGCAGACCCAGCTTGAAAACGGGATCAGGGAAGGTTCCTTCATGTTCCATCGTGTGGATGAAGCGGTGTGTGTCCTGACTGACATTAACAGCTTCATTTCCATCACGGATGAAAAGTCCAGCGATTTTTCCAGCAACCAGACGATCCGAGTTTTGGATCAGATCGCCAATGATATTGCCGTTCTGTTCGGCAAGAAGTATCTTGGCAAGGTTCCCAATGATGCCGCTGGCCGGATTTCCCTTTGGAACGATATTGTGAAGCACCACACGGAACTTCAGGATATTCGGGCCATTGAGAACTTCAGCGGCGAAAATGTGACGGTTGAAAAGGGCGATACCAAGAAATCCGTGGTGGTTACTGATTATGTGACCCCCGTGAACGCTATGGAACAGCTTTATATGACCGTCTATGTTCAGTAAGGAGGTACAACCATCATGGCAGATAGAACCATCATGAACGCCAAGGATGCTGTTTCCGCTTCCTTGGCTGAATGTTTCGTGACCATCGGGGATAACCGTTACAACTTCATGCAGGCTATCAACCTTGAAGCCAACTTTGAGAAGAACAAAACGGAAGTTCCCATTTTGGGCAAGACCGGCAAGGGCAATAAGGCCACCGGCTGGAAGGGTACGGGTTCCGCCACCTTCCACTATAACACTTCCATCTTCCGTGAGCTGATGAAGCGTTATAAGGACACCGGCGAGGATGTCTATTTTGACATTCAGGTGACAAATGAAGATCCCACTTCTTCTGTGGGCCGTCAGACCGTGATCCTGAAGGATTGCAATATGGATGGCGGCTTGCTTGCCAAGTTTGATGCTGATGCGGAATACTTGGATGAAGATATGGACTTCACCTTTGAAGATTTCGAGATGCCCGAAACCTTCAGCCTTTTGGCCGGTATGCAGTAAGCAGAGCGCCCCGGCCTTACTTCGGTAGGGGCCGGGGCCTTTTTTCGTATCAAAATATAGGAGGAAAAAACAATGAGCCTGTCCGCTTTTTTGGCTGAAAACGCCGTTCCCGTTGAGAACATCAAGTTTGTTGCTTCTAAACGCTTCTTGGGTGAGGATGGCAACCCCATTCCTTGGGAGATCAAGACCATCACCGGCACCGAGGATGAAGCCCTTCGGAAGTCCTGTGCCAAGCGTGTTCCGGTTCCCGGCAAGAAGAACCAGTATCAGAAGGAAACCGACTATGATCTTTACCTTGGCAAGCTGGCCGTGGCTTGTACCGTGTTCCCCAATCTGAATGATAAGGAACTTCAGGACAGCTACAAGGTCATGGGCGCTGATGCCCTTCTGAAAACCATGCTGACCCCCGGCGAATATGCCGAATACCTGACCAAGATTCAGGAAGTGTGTGGTTTTGATACCACCATGCAGGATGAGGTTGATGAAGCAAAAAACTAATCTGTGAAGGTGATGGTGAAGCGAACATTGCTTACTATTGCCTTCACGAACTTCATTTGACACCTTCCGCCTTTTATGCTTTGCCCCGCCGTGAACGGGCCTTCATCATTGCGGCCATTGATGTTCGGGTGGAAGCTGAAAAGAAGAAGCAGAAGGAAATTGAACGAAAACAGCGCCGGGGCCGCCACCATTAAGGCCCCGGCTTCTATTCTCCAAGAAAGGTGGTGATCCCTGTGGGAAACATCCGGGCCGCTATTGCCCTTTATGATGGTGTTACCAGCCCCCTTCAGAGTATGCACAAGGCAATGGGGGTTGTGCTGAACACCTTTGAAGCCATGCAACAGGCTTCCGGTAGAGCCGTTGACACGGCGGCAATCCGGGAAGCCCGTGAAGAATGGGCGAAAGCGGGAACCGCCTTTGATACCATTGAAGAAAATATCAGGAACGCCAACAACGAACAGCAGAATTTCAACAATTCCATCCGTGGGGGTAGCAATTCCGCCAACGGGCTTCTGTCCATCATCAAGAAAGTTGCCATTGCCGCTGGTGGTATCGCCGGGATCAATAAGGTGCTGAACATTTCGGATGAATTGGCAAGCACCAAAGCCCGATTGAATTTGCTTGTGGATGATGGCGGTTCCGTTGAAACCTTGGAACAGAAGATCATGGCTTCCGCCCAGCGTTCCCGATCCGCTTATTTTGACACCGCTTCCGCCGTTGCGAAACTTGGCCTGAACGCCGGTAACGCCTTCGGTGGCAATATGGATCAGGTCATTGCCTTCATGGAACAGGTGAACAAACAGTTTGTTATTGGCGGTGCTACGGCCCAAGAGCAGAGCAACGCCATGATCCAGCTTACACAGGCAATGGCGGCGGGTGCGCTTCGTGGTGAAGAACTGAACTCTATTCTGGACGGTGCGCCGGGTATCGCAAGAGCCATTGAAAAGTATATGGGGATTGCGGAAGGTTCCATTAAGACGGTTGCACAGGAAGGCAAGGTAACGGCTGAAGTGGTGAAGAACGCCATGTTTGCTATGGCGGACGAAACCAACGCAAAGTTCGATTCCATGCCCAAGACTTGGGCGCAGATTTGGGTTGATATGAAGAATCAGGCCCTTTCTATGTTTGCCCCGATCCTGACCAAAATCAACCAAATTGGAAACAGCACCAAGTTCCAGAAAGTGACCACCGGCCTGATCAATGGCCTTGCCGCTGTTGCGAATGTGGCTTCTTCGGCGCTGGATATTCTGATTGCCATTGCTTCTGTGTTCGTGGATAATTGGGGGATCATTCAGCCCCTTGTTTTGGGGATTGCGGCGGCAATGCTGTTGTATAACGGCTATCTGATTGCCAACAATGCAATCACCGCTATCAGCAATGCACAGAAGGGCCTTGCGGCGGTTCAGGCGTACAAAGCCGCCGTTGCAAACACTACCCTTGCCGCTACCGAGAAGGCGGAAGCAATGGCAAAGGCAAGCGCCACAGCCGCCCAATACGGCTTCAATGCCGCTTTGCTGGCCTGTCCGCTGACTTGGATTCTGTTGATCATCATTGCCGTGATTGCGGCCATTTATATGATTGTGGCGGCAATCAATAAGCTGACCGGTTCCACCATTTCCGCAACTGGAATTATCTGTGGTGTGGTAGCCGTGGCCGGTGCATTTGTGCTGAACTGTGCCATTGGCGTTTTGAACGCTATCATTCAGGCCATTTGGACAATCTTTGTGGCCCCGTTCCTTGGAATCGTGGAATGGATTCTGAATGTGTGCAACGGCGGCTTCAACAGCTTTGGTGATGCCGTGGCAAACCTGATCGGTCAAATCATCGGGTGGTTCCTGAACCTTGGTAAAGTTGTAACCACCATCATTGATGCTATTTTTGGAACTGACTGGACTTCTGGCCTTGAAAGCCTTCAAAGTGCGGTTACTTCTTGGGGCAAAAATGAAAACGCAATCACCTTGGACAAAAACGCCCCCACCATCGACTATCGGGCCACCTATTCCGGGGCTTGGGATGCCGGGTATGACTTCGGCCAAGGGATTGATGATAAGATTGGCGGAATGTTTGATGCTTCCGGTTTGGATTCTATGGGGGCTTTCGATTTGAGCAACACCCTTGATGGAATCTATGGAAACACCGGTGACACCGCCGCCAACACAGCGGCCACCGCTGATGCCTTGGATATTGCTGAAGAAGATTTGGCCTATCTTCGTGACATTGCGGAGCGTGAAGCAATCAACCGGTTCACTACCGCTGAAATCAAGGTTGAACAGCACAATGAAAACCACATTTCCAAAGATGCTGATTTGGATGGGATCATGGATGCTTGGGCCAATGACTTTGCTGAAAAGCTGGAAGTTTCTGAAGAAGGGGTGCATGAGTAATGGCGTATAAACTGTATATGGCGGGAACGCTTATGCCCATCACCCCTTCCAAGGTGACGGTGAAGATCAACAACCAGAATAAGACCATGACCCTGATCAACGGGGAAGAAATCAATATCCTGAAGGCCGCTGGCCTTTCGGATGTGTCCTTTGAATTGGTTCTTCCCCAAGTGTCCTATCCCTTCAGCAATGGTGGAGCGCAAAGCGCCGCCTATTACCTGTCCTTGTTTGAACGGCTGAAGGTGAGCAAGACCCCGTTCCAATTCATTCTGAACCGGCAGAAGCCCGGTGGCGGGATGTTCCATTACACCAATTTGACCGTTGGCCTTGAAACCTATGAAATCACCGATGATGCCGGTGAAGGCTTTGATGTGAAGGTGAAGATCAACCTGAAACAGTACAGAGCCTATGGCACCAAGACCGTGACCGTGCAACCGGCCAAGACTTCCGGGGGAACCGCCACCGCAACGGTTAAGGCGGCACCCCGGCCCACCACAACGGCCCCGAAAGCCGCCACCTATACGGTGAAATCCGGTGATTGCCTTTGGAACATTGCCAAGAAGCAGTTGGGCAACGGGGCCGATTACACGAAAATCTATAATCTGAACAAGGACAAAATCAAGAACCCGAACCTGATCTATCCCGGTCAGGTTCTTACTTTGCCTTCCTGAAAGGGGTGATTCCGTTTGGCAGTTGAATTGTTCATCCAGCATAACAGCACCATTCAATTCCCTGTTGTCGAGGAAGGCGCACGGCTGACCTTGGAACGCAAGGGAACCCCCGGCAAGTTGGAGTTCACTGTTGTCAAGGGGCCGGGGCTGAACTTTGCTGAAGGTGATCCGGTGAAGCTGACTGTGAACGGAACCGCCATGTTCTATGGCTTTGTGTTCAAGAAGAAGCGTGACAAGGGCGGCACCATTGATGTTGTGGCCTATGATCAGTTGCGCTATCTGAAGAACAAGGACACCATCACGGAAGAAGGGCTGAAGGCTTCCGACCTTCTGAAGCGCATTGCAACAGATTTCCGGTTGAACCTTGGCACGGTGGAAGATACCGGTTATACCCTTGAAACCATCGTGGAAGAAAACCAAACCCTGTTTGATATGATCCAGAGCGCCCTTGATGAAACCCTGATGAATACCAAACAGCTTTATGTTCTGTATGACGATGCCGGGAAGCTGACCCTGAAGAACATCAATACCATGAAGCTGAACCTTCTGATTGATGAAGAAACCGGGGAAAACTTCAGCTATGAATCCAGTATTGATGAACAGACCTATAACAAGATCAAGCTGGCCTATAACAATGAAAAAACCGGTAAGCGGGAATTGTTCATTGCACAGGACGGGGCAAAAATGAACCAATGGGGTGTTCTTCAATATTTTGAAGAAGTTCAGACCAAAACGGGCGCTTCCGCCAAGGCGGATGCCCTGTTGAAGCTGTACGATCAGAAAACCCGCAAGCTGACCATTCAGAACGCTTTCGGTGATGTGCGGGTTCGTGCTGGAAGCGCCGTGGTGGTGGCCCTGAACCTTGGAGATATTGTCACCAACAATTACATGGTGGTGAACAAAGTCACCCACACCTTCAGGGGTGATGAACACATGATGGAACTTGACCTGATCGGGGGTGAATTTATTGCCTAATCCTGTTGAAGTTGTGAAACGGGCGGCGGTGGAAGCTGTGGAAGCCGGGAAGCCGGTGAACATCCTGTTTGGAACTGTCCTTTCCGCTTCACCCTTGAAAATTCAGGTGGATCAGAAATCCATCTACACTTCCAAAATGCTGATCCTGACCCGGAATGTGACTGATTTTGAAGTTGATATGACGGTGAACCACAGCACCGAGGACAAAGGCGGTGGTTCCGGTGCGGCGGCTTATGAAGCCCACAAACACGCCTATGTTGGCAAGAAAACCTTCAAGGTTCACAATGCTTTGAAGGCCGGTGAAAAGGTGCTTCTGATCCGGGTTCAGCAAGGAAAGAAATTCGTGGTTATTGACCGAGTAAAGGGGGCTTGATGATGATTCCGCAAGTGCAGGATGATATTAAACAGGATTTCACCATTGAAACCCTTCCAAGCCGTACTTTCAGGATGAACCACAACAACCTGACCATCATCGGCACCATTGATGAAATCCAAGCTGTGGAACAGGCGGTTTTTCTGATTCTGAACACAGAACGCTATGAATGGTTGATCCATTCTTGGGATTATGGGGTTGAACTTCATAATCTGATCGGGAAAGATGTGGAATACTGTATTCCCGAAATTGAACGCCGGGTTCGTGAAGCCTTGCTTCAGGATGATAGGATCACGGCGGTTCAGAACTTTGAATTTACGGTGAACAAAAAGAAAGTGCTGACTACCTTCACGGTGGTCAGCATTTTTGGCGAAATCAATGCAGAATTGGGGGTTGAAATCTGATGTATGAAGCACAGACCTATGAAGCAATCCTTTCCCGGATGCTTCAGAAGGCGCTTTCCATCAATGGCAATTTGGACACCCGTGAAGGTTCGTTGGTTTGGTGCGGTGATGCCCCCGCCGCCGTGGAATTGCAGAACCTTTATATTGCCCTTGATACGGTGCTGAATGAAACCTTTGCGGACACCGCAACCCGCCCTTATCTCATTTTGAGGGCGGCAGAAAGGGGCCTGAAACCGCAACCGGCAAGCCCCGCCGTGTTGCAGTTGAGCATTACACCAACCACCTTGCACCTTCCCATGAACACCCGCTTTTCCATTGGAGAACTGAACTATTATGTTTCGGCTGACCGTGGAAGTGGTAAGTATGAAATCACCTGTGAAACCGCTGGTGAAGCCGGTAATGACTACACCGGAACGGTGATTCCCATTGAGTATGTGGACGGGCTTGAAACCTGTTCCATTTCCGCCGTGGTGATCCCCGGTGAGGATGAAGAAGATACCGAGGTTTTCAGACAGCGTTACATGGATAGCCTGAACGCCCAAGCCTTCGGCGGCAATCGTGCGGATTATCTGGAAAAGGTGAACGCCATTCCCGGCGTGGGCGGTGTGAAGGTATATCGGGTTTGGAACAGCGATTTGAACCCGGCCAAGCTGATCCCGCCCACGGGAACCGACACTTGGATCAGCGGCCTTTCCGGTGTGTCCGAGGAAATCAAGGCGTGGTTGAATGCTGTGTATGCGGCGGGAGCCAATAGCAAGCTGACCGTGGGCGGAACCGTGAAGCTGGTGATCATCAACAGTTCCTTCAAGAAGCCTTCGGAAGCCCTTGTGGATCAGGTGCAGACCGCAGTTGACCCCCTTCAGAACGCCGGTGAAGGCGTGGGCATTGCCCCCATCGGCCATGTGGTGAGGGTTGAAGGCGTGGGTGAAGATACCATCAACCTTTCCTTCGATCTGTACTATCAGCGGGAATGGAGTTGGGATGATGTTTCCGCCTATGTCACGGAAGCAATCAACGGTTACTTCTTGGAACTGGCCCAAAGTTGGGCAGACCAGAATGAAGCCCTTGTGGTTCGTATCAGTCAGGTGGAAAGCCGCCTGTTGGGAATCACCGGTATTCTGGATATTGCCAACACCAAGATCAACGGTGAAGCGGCGAACTGTACCCTGACCCTTGACCACATTCCGGTTTTGGGAACCATTGAGCCGGGAACCATCGTGATCAGCGGATAAGGGGGCCGGGAGCATGGAACGCAAACTGATTGATTATCTTCCCTATGTCATTCGTGATTATGCGGAGTTTCAGGGGATCATGGGGAGCGAACAGCCGGAAATTGAAAAGGCATGGAATACCACGGATGATCTTCTTGATAATCAGTTCATTCCCACCGCTGGAAACATGGGCCTTTCCCGGTGGGAAAAGATTTTGGGGATCACCCCCAAAGGCACGGACAGTCTTGAAGATCGCCGGTTCCGTATTCTGACCCGGATCAATGAAGAACTTCCGTACACCTTGCCCCAGCTTCGGAACATCCTTGAAACGCTGTGCGGGAAGGGTAATTATTCCGCTGATGTGGAAGAAGGCACCTATCAGCTTCTTGTGAAAATCGGGTTGGCCGCAAAGAACAACTTCAATGATGTTGAATCTTTGCTGAACCGGGTTGTTCCCCAAAACATGGTTGTGACCTTGCTTCAGCTTTATAACACCCATGCGGAACTTGGGCGGTTCACCCATGCCCAGCTTGCCGCCTATACCCACAATCAGTTGAGAAACGAGGTTTTGAAGAATGGCGAATAAAACAACCAACTACAAGCTGACTAAACCCCTTGAATCTGAATTTTATGATGTAGGGGTTCAGAATGAAAACATGGATAAGATTGATACCCAAATGAAGGCCAATGCGGATGCCGTTGAAGCCCTTCAGAAAGGTCAATCCGGGAAGGCTGATCTGGTGGATGGTAAGGTTCCCGCCGAACAGCTTCCTGACATGAACTATGATGCAAAAGGCACAGCACAAAACAAGGTGAGAGAACACAACCTTGACCAAACCGCCCACCCGTATCTGTTGAACCAGATCGGAATCTGTGTGGAAGCGGCGCAGAACGCACAGACCGCCGCAGATGCGGCCTTGAAAGCTGTGTCCGGTATCGTCTATACCATCAATGTTCTTCCTTCGCAGAATGGCACCCTGACCTATAACGGACAGGCCCAAAGCCCTTCTTGGAACGCCTATAACCCTGAAGCCCTGACCTTGGGCGGCGTGACTACCGGCACCAATGCGGGAACCTACACGGCCACTTTCACACCCAAGGGGCGGTATAAGTGGGCAGACGGTACGCAGAGCGCCAAGGAAGTGACTTGGACGATCAACGCCGCCACCATGACGATCCCCACGCAGAGCAACAGCCTTACTTATACCGGTTCGGCCCAAAGCCCCACTTGGAACAACTATGACAGCGGGAAAATGACGCTTGGAGGAACTACCAGCGGCACGAACGCCGGTTCCTACAATGCCACCTTCACGCCGAAAACGAACTACAAGTGGGCTGATGGAAGCACCGGGGCCAAAACGGTTGCTTGGAGCATTGCCAAGGCCGCTGGTAGTTTGTCTTTGAATAAGACTTCCATCAAACTGACCGCCGCAAAGACAACGGACACCATCACCGTGACAAGAGCCGGTAACGGCACAATCACGGCCACTTCCAATGCCCCTACGGTGGCTTCTGTGAGCGTTTCCGGTGGGGTGGTAACTGTTACCGCCAAGGGCAAAGGAAGCGCCACAATCACCGTCAGCGTGGCCGCTGGCACCAACCACACGGCCCCGGCCAATAAGACCTGTTCCGTTGAAGTGACTTTGCCCACCAAGGTTCTGAATGATAACAGTTGGGCAACCATCCGGGAAGTCAGTTCCGCAGGTTTGGGGGCCAACTATTGGGCCGTTGGCGATGTGAAAGAAATCAAGATCAATGGCAAGGTGGGCAACACCACTTTTTCCAATTTGGCGGTCAATGCTTTCATTTTGGGGTTCAATCACAATTCGGCCCGTGAAGGCGGGAATAAGATCCATTTCCAGATTGGAAAAATTGGGAGTGCCGCCGTTGCCTTGTGTGACAGCAAATACAACACTAATATTTCCGGCACCGGTTATTTCAGTTGGAACACCAGCAACACGAACAGCGGGGGTTGGAACGCTTGCTATAAGCGGAAAACCCTTTATGGCAATGATGGAACCCCCACAAGCCCCTTGGCAAACAGTTTGATGGCGGCGCTTCCGTCTGACCTTCGTGCTGTGATGCAACCCGTGACCAAGTACACCGATAACACGGGCAATGCAAGCAACAGTTCCGGTAATGTTACAACTACTACCGATTACCTGTTTGATCTTTCCGAGTTTGAAGTCTTTGGTACGAGAAGCTACGCCAACCAGTATGAACAGAACTATCAGGCCCAGTATGATTATTACAAAGCTGGTAACACCAAGATTGCAAATAATCATACCGCCGTCACCACGGCGGTTTGGTGGGGCCTTCGTTCCCCTTATTACAATAGCGGCAATTTCGTTATTGTCTGGACGGATGGCTACCACACTGGTGGGTTGCGGCCCGGCTTTGCCGCCTAATCCCCCGCAGGATGATCCCGCCCCCCATCCCGCCGCCGAAAGGCGGCGGTTCCGGGAGGGAACCCCAAATAAAAATAATAATGGCGGCGTAAGCCGCCCGACGATTTTTTTGAAAATGGGGGTTTTCCGGTAAAGTGCTATCATTTGACTGCCTTTTGAGTGCATACACCGGGCAAAATCAGCCATACAATATCCATAAGCCTGTTTGAAGGGGGTATTGTATGGCAACAAACAAGCGTGTTTTCACCTTGCGCCTATCCGATGAAGTCTTTGACAAGATCGGGGCGCTTGCAACCCGTGAACACCGATCTATCACCAATTACATTGAATTTGTCCTTCTGAAGCACTTGGAAGAAGTGGAAAAGGCGGAAGGAACGATCAATGTCGATAATTCACCCAAAGGGGTATAACTGAAAATGTCTGTCCTGAAGCAAAAGAGAACCACAAGCAAGGCCGAGTTCATCAACACGGCCAATCAGATTTATGTTGAAACCCTGAACTTCCTGACCCGTCTTTCAGCCCGGTATTCCCGGCTGATTGCGGAGCCGGTGGCAAAGCTGGCCGGTGAGATCATCGACCATGCGGAGAAGGCCAACAGTATTTTCCCTTCGGACAACCAGCGCATTGAAATGAGGAAGGCCCATCTTCTTGAAGCACGGGCTTCCCTGATGGCGCTGGATGTTCGCTTGACCCATGTTTACCTGATTCTGAACCAGAACCCGGAAGGGGCCTTTACCACTTCCAAGGGGAATCCGGTGAAGTCACAGGATGCAATGGAAAAGCTGGATAAGATGGCCCAAAACTTGGGTGAACTGATCGACAAAGAAAACGAACTTCTGAAAGGAGCAATCAAAAATGTAACAGCAAAACAGAAATGATTTCCTATTAGGTGCGTGACTGTTAATGTGTCCTCTGGCGGTTTGGTGGGGCCTTCGTTCCCCTAATTACAATAACAACAATTTCGTTATTGTCTGGACGGATGGCAACAACAACAATAACAATGCCAATAATTCTGGTGGGTTGCGGCCCGGATTTTGCAGATATACACGGTCAAATGTAGTAACAGAAGGCAAACGGCTTTTCAGGTGAAAGACGACCGATGTAAAAGGAGTTGCGCTTCCTTGGGTGTAAATCCCTAAAACTGCCCTTTGATGCCCTTACACGGACGCTTCTTGCATGGTGGGTGATTGTGCCTTATCCCATTTCATGTGTGAGGGCAAAGCAATTTAGACGGCACCCTACAAGATATTTGTACGAGGGGCGAATACTTTTATTATGACAAGCCAAGAACGGCATGAAGCGAGGTTCCAGCGCCGCAAAGCAAAGCGGTTGGAACGGAAACAGGCCCGGTGTGATAGCCTTGGGCCAACGAATAAAATATTTTCCTATCGGAAGATGTTCTTCTACGGGAAAAAGTGCTGTAACGGGGTACGGTGGAAGCAAAGTGTTCAAAACTTTGAAGGCCACCTGTTTTCTGGTACGGCAACACGGCGGCGAACGGTATTGGAACAGCAATGGAAGCCCAAAGCCTGTTCCCATTTCACCCTTCGGGAACGGGGCAAAATCCGCCCGATAGATGCCCCACACATTACGGATCGACAAATCCACAAAACCCTTTGCAATGAAGTTCTGATCCCGCTATATTCCCCGTCCATGATTTATGATAACGGGGCAAGCCAAAAGGGAAAGGGGCTTCATTGGCAGTTCAAGCGAATCAAACAACAGCTTGGATGGCATTACCGGCGCTATGGCCGAGAAGGTGCTGTGTTGCTGTTGGATTTGAAAGGGTTCTTTCCAAATGCTTCCCACACCCTGTTATATCAGCGGCACCGGGAATTGATTTTGAATCCTGAACTTCAAAACTTGGCTGATACTGTGATTCAATATTCCCCATGCCCGACACCGGGCCGGGGGATGCCTTTGGGCGTTGAGCCTTCCCAACAGGAAATGGTGGCGCTACCAAGCAAAATTGACCAATGGATCAAGTGTCAGGCCCGTGTTCATTGCGCCGGTCATTACATGGATGATTACTATGCTTTTTTTCCCACGGTGGATGAAGCAAAGCTGATGGGCCATGAAATTGTAAGGCGTTTTGAAGCCGCTGGAATCCGAGTGAACAAGCGCAAGTGTAAGGTGATCCCGCTTACAAAGCCGTTCCGGTTCTGCAAAGCCCGGTTCACACTTACCGAAACCGGCAAGATCAAGGTGAATGGAAGCCGGGATGGAGTGAAACGGGCAAGGCGAAAACTGAAGCTGTTTCACAGGGAGTTCAAAGAGGGAAAACGATCCTTCTTTGACATAGAACAATACATGGAGTGCCAAAGCGCCTATTACCGGAACTTCAACGATCATGGCCGGTTGTTGCGGTTGCGGCGGCTTTACCATGCAATCTTTTTCGGAGGTGGACAATGTTTAGAATCATCAAAGCCGGGGCCGGTATCGGCCTGACCGAGAACCTGAACTACATCAAGAAAGCCGAAAATGGTTGCTACATCCTTTGCCCGGAGCATGACGCTTCGGGCATTGTTTTTGAGGGTGTGGCTTACCATTTGTTGGGCCGTGCCGCTATGGACGAACTGGAAACCGTGAGTTTGGAGGAAACAGACGCAGGAACCGAGATCACCAAAGCCACAGAAGCCGGTGGAATCGTCTTTGTCACCTTGGCGGAAGCCGGGAGCATTGACCCCACCACGGCGGCTGAACACGCTGATCTGTTCGCTGAATGGGCTTTCCCTGTGGCCTACACGGTAGGGCAGATTCGCCGCTATCAAGGCACCCTTTACAAGTGTGTTCAGGCCCACACTTCCCAAGCGGATTGGACACCCACAGCCGCTTCCAGTTTGTGGAGTAAGACAAATGACCCCGCTGAAGAATGGCCGGAATGGAGCCAACCGGTAGGAGCGCATGACGCTTATTCCAAGGGGGCAAAAGTGAGCCATAACAGTAAACATTGGGTTTCCACAGCGGATGCCAATGTGTGGGAACCCGGTGTATATGGTTGGGAGGAATCGGCTTAATGGAGTACAAAATCTATGTGTGTCGAAAACGGGCCAAATTCAAAGCAATTTGCGGACAAGTGAACATTCGGTATGGAACCATCCTGAATTGTCAGGGTGGTTTTTTGATTCTGAATGATCTTCCGGTGTGTTCCGTAACCAGCCAAAACGCCTATGACTTCTTTACCCAAAATGATGATGGCATGGGCAAGGAACGGGGCGAACTTCTGAACCGGATCACCGCAACGCTGATGAAGCAGACCCCCGGACACAACGCCCGGTGGGGGAAAATTTGGGATGATCCCCGTTGCCAAAAGTACAAGCGCCCGGAACAGGAAGATCATTGGATTTGGAATCATGACTTCTACAACGGCCCTGTTGAGGATTTGCGCTATATCGCCGCCCTGATCGGGGCCTGATGGGAGGTAAACAATGACGCTTGAATTGTCCATCGTGATTTCTGTTCTTTCGGTTTCCTTTGCCTTGTATTCCGGTATTTCCAACCTGAAGCGCAACGATAAGAAAGACACCGCCGAGGAAACCGCCCAGCTTACCACCGTGATTGTGAAGCTGGAAAACATCGGGGATGGAGTGTCCGAAATCAAATCTGACATGAAGAATGTCAAGGGTGAAGTTCAGGAATTGCGGGAACGCCTTGTGGCTGTGGAACAGTCCGCCAAATCCGCCCACCACCGCCTTGATGGAATTACGGGTGGTGTTGACGGGTGAACCGCCGAAACATTCCAAAGAAGCCACGGTTTGAAACTTCAAAGGTGATCCTGTTTATTGTGGGGGCCGTTACCATTTGGGTAACGGCCTTCACGCTTCACATGATTGAGGAAACCAAAGACCTTTCCCCGCTGGCCTATCTGATCCCCGCCGTGTTCGCAGAACTGGCAACCGCAACCGGGTTTTACTATTCCAAAGCCAAAGCCGAAAACCGGATTAAACTTCGGAAGCTGTACGGCCCGGAAATCTATAACGATGCAAAGGAGATTTGAAAAATGCTGAACGCTGTTTTGAACAACCTGATCAATATTGGGTGGGCCATGCTGATCTTCCTGTGTGCGTACCTGTCCAATGTGGCCTTTTCCCTTTACTACAACATCAAGATTTTGCTTCAGCCCTTCGACAAACAGAAGATGATCAATTCCGGGCTGAAGGTTGCCACATTCGTTGTGGGCCTGACCTTGCTGTGTGTGGCAATCACCACCCTTCCCATTTATGCGGATCAGCTTGGGTGGGCAATCCCGGAGGAATACACAGAAATCTTTGCAGATTTGGTGATTGTGGGTGCTGTGCTGATGGTTTCTTGTAAGTACATCGTGGAAGCCTTCACCAAGTTCAAGGCCATTCTTCAGGTGAAAGGAGATACCGAACATGAGTAATTCCGCCCTTGCAACCTATACCCGGATCACGAAAAACAAAACCAGCCCCCGGAACCATGCCATTGACACCATCACGATTCATTGTATCGTTGGGCAATGGACAGCAAAACAGGGGTGTGATTATTTCGCCACCACAGACCGGCAATGTTCCGCCAACTATGTTGTTGGTAAGGATGGTTCCATTGGCCTTTCCGTGGATGAAAAGGATCGTTCTTGGTGTTCCAGCAACGGCACCAATGACAACCGGGCAATCACCATTGAAGTTGCTTCTGACACCACCCACCCTTACGCCGTCACCGCCAAGGCTTATGCGGCCCTGTTGGATTTGGTAACGGATATTTGCAAGCGCAACGGGATCAAGAAGTTGGTGTGGAGTACGAACAAGAATGACCGTGTGAATCATCGGAACGGATGCAACATGACCGTTCATCGTGACTTCGCCAACAAAGCCTGTCCGGGGGAATATCTTTATTCCAGACACGGGGAGATTGCCGCAGAAGTCAACAGAAGGCTTCAGGGCGCTTCCAATGGTGGTGGGGTAGTAGTTACACCCCCAGCCGCAGAAAAGCCCACAGGCGGCACCACAGGGGCCACCGTGACCCCTTACCATGTGCGGGTGAAGATCACCAACCTGAATATCCGTAAAGGCCCCGGCACAAACTACGGTGCAACCGGCTACATCCAGCCCGGTATTTATACCATCGTGGCTGAAAGCACCGGCAAAGGTGCGGCCAAGTGGGGCAAACTGAAAAGCGGTGCCGGGTGGATTTCCCTTGACTACGCCACTAAAACCTGACCATGAGAAAAGGCCCTTCCGGTTCAAGCTGGAAGGGCCTTTTTTGCGTGTTTCTACTATGTTACTAATAACCCCGATTTCACCGAACTTCAAAGGGCTGAAATGTTCAGTATTTGGGCGTTTCAGAGCGTTGCAGAGTAGAAATATTTATGGTACA